TCATCGCGTTGAGCTCAATTGAACAACTTTGGCCGGCACCGAAAGACAATGCGCAGCCCAGCGATCCATTAGCGCCTTCCGCTTTTCGAATAGATCAGATCGAGCATAAGCTTTCTCCACTGCGTTTCCAACGGTATGGGCTAAAGACATTTCAGCAATTTCTCTCGGAGTACTCGTGCACTCACTAACCCAATCACGGAATGTAGATCGGAAGCCATGGACAGTTACAGGGACATTCATCCTCTTTAGAACGGCAGACAGAGACATGTCGGAAAGAGGTTTGCCGCGCTGCGATCCGGGAAATATTAGTTCATCGTCATATCCCTTTAAGTCTTCGAGAATTTCCAGAGCCTCGCCACTCAACGGTACGCGGTGCTCCACACCGCCTTTCATGCGCCCAGCGGGCACTATCCACGAATTTCCGTCAATCTCCTGCCAGCGGGCTCCCCTGACCTCTCCAGAGCGCGCTGCAGTTAGAATGGTGAACCGTAATGCCTTAGCGCCAACTCCTTTCACCTCCTCAAGCCGATCCATCAGGGCTGGAAGCTCGCCATAAGGCAGCGATTTGTGATGCTTAACTTTGTCTCGTTGTTTGGGAAGTGCCTTTTCAATTCCGCTAAGTGGATTGGCAGTTTCGCGGTATTCTTTAACGATGCACCAGTCAAACACGGTGCGCAGCCTCTGGCGCACTCTCCTAGCTGTTTCAGGCTTCTCAAGCCAAATGGGAAGAAGTGCAGCCAGTACGTCATTCGATTTGATTACATCAACGGTTTTGGCGCCGAGCTTTGGAAAAGCATATTGCCTCAGCGTGTTGATCCATTGCGCTTTGTGTTTTTCATTTTTTGCGGTTGGTACAATCTGCTCATTCCAGACCTGCAGCGCGGCTTCTTCAAAAGTTGGTATTGCACGGTGGCGCAGAGCAAGTGGATCGCCCCCCAAGCGCGCCAGTTTGCGCATCTCTGTAGCTTCGGTTCTTGCCTCGGCTAATGTGCGCGTAGCAAGGCCTCCCAAGCCAATATCCCTCTTCTTCCCATGCACGCGGGTTCGAAGGATCCATGAACGGCTTCCGGTTTTGGCCACACGAAGATAAAGTCCGTCTCCGTCATTGTGCATTCCGGTAGATAGTTTGCCTTTGACGGTGAGTGCATTCAGCTTTCCCATTCAACTTGTCCCATACGTTTACCCATACTTAAGTATGGGATGCAGTCGAATGGAATGCAATGCTTTGAGACAAAAATAGTCAAAACAGGCTTTGTTTGTAAGGCTAAATCAAATAGCATGGGGCAATATGAAAAAATTATCAGGCGGACACCTCCTCCGCCACTATCCCCCGAGAACCCGTTCTCCACTTGTGGCTGATCCTAAATTTTCTTGTTGTTTTCAAAGGTTATAGCCGATGGGCTGTTGAGTGCCTTCTGGCGGTTTGGCTGAAATTGGTTCTCTTACCCCCGATATTCTCCAAGGCTGTTGCCTAAAGGGGTTTTGGTTCAGTTTTGTAAGCCACTGTAAAACAACGTAAATTAAGAGCTTTCGCTTTTGCTGGTTCGAACTTCCGCGCACTGTGCAGGCGGGGCTGGGAGCGAACTTTTCCAATCCCTTACTCCCAAACTCCGGAAACGATGCTCTGCTCCAGCGATCAAGGTGTTCAATTTCCGATTGATTATTCTGGCCATTTCAGCCAATACTTTGCACTGGGAGGAATGCTCATGAAAGCGCTTTCGGCACGAGAGGCCAAGTATAACTTTGGCCGGATGATTGACCTCGCCCGCTCGCAGCCCCTGGTGGTTGAAAAACACGGCCGCCCGGTGGTGGTTGTCATGGCGGTTGAAGAATTTGAGAAAATGACGGGCGAGCGTATCACCCCGTCGCAATTTGAGGATAAAGATTGATGGCCACGCCAAACAACGCCCCGCTGGGGTTCGAGGCCGATCTGTTCAAGGCCGCCGACAAGCTGCGCGGCAATATGGAGCCATCAGACTATAAACATATCGCGCTTGGCCTGATCTTCCTCAAACACATCTCCGACAGTTTCGAGGCCAAGCACGCCGATCTGAGCGCCGAATACCCCGAAGGCGCGGAGGATCCCGACGAATACCTTGCCGAAAACATCTTCTGGGTGCCCAAACAGGCGCGCTGGTCGCATCTGCAAGCCAGCGCCCGCCAGCCCGACATCGGCAAGATCATCGATGACGCCATGCTGGAAATCGAAAAGGTCAATCCCTCGCTCAAGGGCGTTTTGCCCAAGGAATACGCCCGCCCCGCGCTGTCGGCCATTATGCTGGGAGAGCTGATCGACCTGATCGCCAATATCAAGCTGGAGAACGACAAATCCCGCGATGTGCTGGGCCGCGTCTATGAATATTTCCTCGGCCAGTTCGCCGGCTCCGAGGGCAAGCGCGGCGGCGAGTTTTACACCCCGCGTTCCGTGGTCAAAACCATGGTCGAGATGCTGCAACCCTACCGGGGCCGCGTTTATGACCCCTGCTGCGGCTCGGGCGGCATGTTTGTGCAGTCCGAACGTTTTGTCGAAACCCACGAGGGCCGCGTCGGCGATATCGCCATTTACGGGCAGGAGAGCAACCACACCACATGGCGGCTGTGCCGGATGAACCTTGCGGTGCGCGGCATTGATGCGGAAATCAAATGGAACGCCGAGGGCAGCTTTCACAAGGACGAACTGCCCGACCTGCGTGCCGATTACACCCTTGCCAACCCGCCGTTCAACATTTCCGACTGGGGCGGCGAGCGCCTGCGCGACGATGTGCGCTGGAAATACGGGGTGCCGCCTGCGGGCAACGCCAACTTTGGCTGGCTGCAACATATCCTGCATCACCTTGCCCCCACCGGCACGGCGGGTGTGGTGCTGGCCAATGGCTCCATGTCCTCGACCCAGTCGGGCGAGGGAGAGATCCGCAAGGCAATGATTGAAGGCGAGGTGATCGACTGCATGATCGCCCTGCCGGGGCAGCTATTCTATTCCACGCAAATTCCGGTCTGCCTGTGGTTTCTGGCGAAGGACAAATCAAACGGCGTGGCGCGGGATAAAACCTTGCGCGACCGGCGCGGCGAGATATTGTTCATCGACGCCCGCAAGCTCGGCCATATGGTGGACCGCACGCGGCGCGAGTTTACCGATGCCGACATCGCGCAGATCGCCGATACCTATCATGCCTGGCGCGAGGGCGAGGGCTACGAGGACACCCCCGGTTTCTGCAAATCCGCCAGCAAGGACATAATTGCCAGCCACGGCTATGTGCTGACACCGGGGCGCTATGTCGGGGTTGAGGCCGCCGGGGAGGATGACACGCCTTTTGTGGAACGGTTTGCAGCGTTGCAGGCCGAGCTGGAAAAGCAGTTCGCCGAGAGCGAGCGGCTGACGGCGGTCATTCGGGAACGGTTGGCGGGGGTGGTGGTTTGAAGCTGTCAGACCTTCTCGATTTCAACCCACGCACTCCGATTTCCAAGGGAACGGTTGCGCCTTTTGTGGATATGGCATCATTGCCGATTGGCGAACGATATTTCCCCATCCCAGCAAAAAAGGAGTTCAAAGGCTCTGGCTCAAAGTTCAAAGATGGGGACACACTCTTGGCTCGCATCACCCCTTGCTTGGAAAACGGCAAAGGAGGTTTTGTAAAAGGCTTGGGAGAAGATGTAGCCGCGCATGGCTCAACCGAATTTATTGTTCTCCGGGCGAAAAAGCCAACCGATGAACACTTTGTATTCTATGTATCAAAGCACCCCGATTTCAGGGATTACGCAATTCAACAAATGTCTGGAACCTCTGGCCGTCAGCGCGTGGCATGGCAATCTCTGGCTGACTATGAAATTCATGTCTTGAGCGAAGATGAACGCGAAGAAATCGGCAAAACCCTCTCCGCCCTTGATGACAAGATCGCGCTGAACCGGCGGATGAATGAAACGCTGGAGGGGCTGGCGCGGGCCTTGTTCAAGGACTGGTTCGTCGATTTCGGCCCCACCCGCGCCAAAGCCAGCGGCACCAAACCCTATCTCCCCCCCGAAATCTGGCCCCTCTTCCCCGACCGGCTGGATGACAAGGGCATGCCCGATGGGTGGGAGGAAAAGCCGCTTGACGAGATTGCAGAGTTCTTGAACGGATTGGCACTGCAAAAATATCCTGCGGGCAAAGACGATGACTATTTGCCAGTGATCAAAATCGCCGAACTGCGAAACGGCATTAGCGCCAAAACGAATAGAGCCTCGCGTGACGTGCCTGAAAAATATGTTGTTCGTGATGGTGACTTTATTTTTTCTTGGTCCGGTAGCTTGCTGGCCAAATTCTGGACTGGTGGCGAAGGTGCGTTGAACCAGCACTTGTTCAAAGTAACCTCGAAAGGTTATCCAGCATGGTTCTATTCGCAATGGGTGTTGCATCATTTGGTGGAATTCCAAGGAATTGCAAAAGCTAAAGCAACCACCATGGGGCATATTCAGCGAGGGCATCTGAAAGCGGCCAAAACTATTTGCCCGCCAAGCGATGTATTAGAAGTGCTAGGAGGCATGATCGAACCGCTGGTAACAAGAGCAATCAAAAACGAACTAGAATCCCGCACCCTCGCCCAAACCCGCGACCTGCTGCTGCCAAAACTCATGTCCGGCGCGCTGCGGGTGGGCGCGGCGGAAAAAATCGTGGCGGGGGTATTGTGATGGAAAACACCTACAACATCTATTGCGACGAAAGCTGCCATCTGGAAAATGACAATATCCCCGTTATGGTTCTGGGCGGTGTCTATTGCCGCGCGGGCGAGGTGCGGCGCATTGCGCGGGCGCTACGGGGCCTCAAGGCCGAGCACGGGCTTGCGCCGGATTTCGAGGTGAAATGGACCAAGATTTCCGGCGGGAAAATAGACTTTTACCGCGCCGTGCTGGACCTGTTTTTACAAGACGAGGCCCTGCGTTTTCGCGGCGTGCTGATCCCTGACAAGGGCGCGCTGAACCACGGGCGGTTTGGCCAGAACCACGACCAATGGTATTACAAAATGTATTATACCCTGCTGCGCTATGTGTTCACCGCCCCGAACCGCTATCGGGTTTATCTTGACATCAAGGATACGCGCGGCGGGCATAAAACGCGGAATTTGCACGAGGTGCTGGCAAACAGCCTGCATGATTTCGACCACGAAACGGTGGTGCGGGTGCAGCAGGTGCGCTCGCATGAAAGCGCGCTGCTTCAACTTGCGGACCTGCTGATCGGGGCCATTGCCTATGAAAACCGCGGGCTGGAAGGCAGCAAGGCCAAGCTGGCACTGATTGCCGATCTGAAGGCGTTCCTCGGGCAAAATGCTTTGTCGCAGACATCCGCGTTCCAGAACCGGAAATGCAACCTGTTGCGCTGGCAGGCCAACGAGGTGCGCCCATGACGCCGCCGCGCCTTATAACATTGAACGATCACGGAAACGTCTGGGAAGAATATGAAACCGCGCTTTACGAGGTTTTCGAGCGCGACATCATACGGCACGATCTCAAGTTCCATGATGTTCCGGTAAATGCGCGCCGAAAGCCGGAGCATGAACGGAAGTGGGCCTGCTTTTGGCATATGATTTCGGAAGGCCATGTTGAAGACGACCGCTTGCCCGACATGCGCAGATGCGAACGGCTATCGCAGGTGCGCTGGATCATCGAGAATGCGGATGCGGCTGACGCCATTGATATATGGGAGCAGACCCGAGAACGGGAGAAGAACCGGGTGCTGTGGTATGAAGAGTATTATCTTGTCGTGCTTGCCCAGCGTTCCGGCTATTACCTGCTGAAAACGGCTTTCTGCACAGATCGTGATCACCGCGTCCGCAAGTTCAGAAAAGAGAGGGATGCATATTATGCCACCCGCCGTTAAAAAAGCTAAGGCCGCGCTGAATTACCAGAGCGACCTCGAAAACTCTTTCTACACATGGCAGATGAGCTGTGATGAATATGTACACAAAAAATGTGAATGTCAAGTTAATGCAGCCAGCAAAGCGCGGGCAAGGTGTCGCATATTGTTACCGGAATTAATTTCTACTTGGGTAAGATCATGAGTTTCCTTTCAGAAAACGGTTTCGAGAAAATTCTGCTGGAGCAGTTCGGCACGCTTGGCTATGCCAACCAGCCGGACAGTGTAATTGGCCACAATGGGAGCGAAGCCGAAGCGATTGTGGAGGAATTAAACTAATGTTTTGCCCAAACGGACATTGTCTATGCAGGACCCTGCAAAATCTTTCTATTAAAACGTGGAATGATTTGCAGGATGCAGAGCAATATAACTCTCCGATGTATGAGGAAACGATAACGCAAAACCTGTCACTTGAATTAAACAGGCAGCATGCGAGCCAAACAAAGGTGCACATGTTCAAAAAACATCAGGAAACATTGAATGGTTCTGACTGGATTTGGTTGTTTTATGACAGAACCAAACGGCTCGAATTTCGGGTGATCGTGCAGGCAAAAAGGCTATACCCATCCGGTAGATATGACGCTTTCAAAATTGGGCAACCTGATAAGATGTTAAGGTACGCCCAAACTGTGAATGCTGTTCCGGTGTACGCCCTATACAATTATCCGAAAGTGCGGCGGTCAATTTACCCGCCACAAAGGCCTAACTGGATGAGATCGATTAGAGGGTTGGACCATGCTAGAGATTACGGGGTTAGTCTGGTTCACGCAAAACTGGTTAATGCCTTAGGAAAAGACGGGAAAAATGCCCGCAAAATGCTGGAGCATGCCATTCCATGGTGGTTACCAACCTGCAATTGCGGATTGTTGAAAATGCCTAATAATTCTAATTCGCTAAAGCAGTTTGTCGGAAATTTTATGTTGCTTTTGAGTTATTTTGAGAGGTTTGCAGATTCCCAAGAATTAACGGAAATGTCACGGGCCACCAGTTCATGGTTGAGTGGTGACGATGAATCAACGGACGGCTTGGAACAAGAGTTTTTGAACGCCGATGTGATTGAAGAGACAAGAGGCGATGAAGTCGGATTTCGCCCTAGTTTTATCATGGCGACTGAGGTGAGTAATAGAGAATGAGTGATTATGGCCACAAAGAAAAGCGACCATCTGTGATTTTGAACCTGTTTTGGAAATGGGGGATGGCATGAGCTTTCTATCCGAAGACGACATCGAAAAAATCCTGCTGGAGCAATTCGCCGAGCTTGGCTATGCCAACCTGCCCGACAGCGTGATTGGCCCCGATGGCAGCGCACCCGAGCGGGCCTCCTATAGGGATGTAATCCTGCGCGGGCGGCTCATGGATGCCGTGGCGCGGCTCAACCCCGATATTCCGGCGGAAACCCGCGAGGATGCGATCAAGCGCATCATCGGCGATGAGAGCCCGCACCTGGTCGAAGAAAACCGCCGGTTGCACCGCGCTATGGTGGAGGGGCTGGATGTGGAATTCCACGCCCCCGACGGCACCATTCGCGGCGACAAGCTGTGGCTGGTGGATTTTGACGACCCCGCGGGTAACGACTGGCTGGTGGTTGACCAGCTGGTGGTGATCGAGGCCGGCCACAACCGCCGCCCCGATGTTGTGGTCTTTGTTAACGGGTTGCCCTTGGCGGTGATCGAGCTGAAAAACCCCGGCACCGAGGCGGCCAATCTGCACGCGGCCTATAACCAGTTGCAGACCTACAAGGACGAAATCCCCTCACTGTTTCGCCCCAATGCGCTGTTGGTGACGTCTGACGGTATGCTCGCCCGTGTCGGCAGCCTGACCGCCAACGAGGAACGCTTCATGCCGTGGCGCACCACCGACGGGCGCGACGTGGCCCCCAAGGGCAGCCCCGAAATGGAGGTGCTGATCGAGGGTGTGTTTGAAAAGCGCCGCTTCCTGCGATTGCTGCGCGATTTCACCGTGTTTGGCGATGCGGGTGACGGGATATTCAAGATCATCGCCGGATACCACCAGTTCCACGCGGTGCTTAAAGCGGTGGAAAGCACGGTGCGGGCGACCTCGGTTACGGGGGATCGCAAGGCGGGGGTGATCTGGCACACGCAAGGGTCGGGCAAAAGCCTGTTGATGGCGTTTTTCGCGGGGCAACTGGTGCGCCGTGGCGAGCTGGAAAACCCGACGCTGGTTATCCTGACCGACCGCAACGATCTGGACGACCAGCTGTTTGCGACCTTCTCCATGTGCCGTGATCTGATCCGGCAAACGCCGGTGCAGGCGCAGGATCGCGATGATTTGCAAAAGGTGCTGAACCGGAGCTCGGGCGGGGTGATTTTCACCACCATCCAGAAGTTTTCCGACGCCAAAATGACCGACCGGCGCAATGTGGTTGTGATCGCGGATGAGGCGCACCGCAGTCAGTATGGCTTCAAGGCCAAGGTGGATAAAAAGACCGGCGAGATCACCTATGGGTTTGCGAAATACCTGCGCGATGCTTTGCCCAATGCCTCGTTCATCGGTTTTACCGGCACCCCGATAGAGGCCGGTGATGTGAACACCCCCGCCGTGTTTGGTGAATATATCGACGTTTACGACATCACCCGCGCGGTCGAGGATGGCGCAACCGTTCCGATCTATTACGAAAGCCGGATGGCGCGCATTGAGCTGCCCGAGGAGGAGCGCCCCCGCATAGATGCCGAGATCGAGGCGCTGACCGAAGACGAGACCCTGACCGAGCAGGAAAAGCTGAAGCAGAAATGGTCCACCGTCGAGGCGCTGGTGGGGGCCGAGAAGCGGGTGAAAATGGTGGCGGCGGATATTGTCGACCATTTCGAGCACCGCATTGCGGCGCTGGATGGCAAGGCCATGGTGGTGTGCATGAGCCGGCGCATTTGTGTGGGGCTTTATGACCAGATCATCGCGCTGCGCCATGATTGGCACTCGGACGATGACAATGAAGGCGTGGTCAAGATTGTCATGACCGGCTCGGCCTCGGACCCCAAGGCATGGCAGGCCCATGTGGGCAACAAGGCGCGCCGTGACCTGTTGGCCAAGCGCGCGCGTGATCCCGATGATCCGCTGAAGCTGGTGATCGTGCGTGATATGTGGCTGACAGGGTTTGATGCGCCCTCGATGCACACAATGTATGTGGACAAGCCGATGAAGGGCCACGGGTTGATGCAGGCGATTGCCCGCGTCAACCGTGTGTTTCGCGACAAACCCGCCGGGCTGGTGGTCGATTATATCGGCATTGCCCAGAACCTGAAAAACGCCCTTGGCCAGTATTCCGCCAACGACCGCAGGCAAGCGGGCATTGACGAGGCCGAGGCGGTGGCCGAAATGCTGAAACGCTTTGGCATCGTCAAGGATATGATCCACGGCTTCGACTATGCCCCCGCACTGGGCGGCACCCCGAAACAGCGGTTGGCGATTATGGCGGGCGCGCTGGACTGGATTTTGGCAGCGCAACACAAGGCTTCCGAGAGGGAAAGCTCGGATGAGGCCAAAAAGAAGGCACACCGCCGATATCAGGATGCCGTGCTGGCGCTTTCCAAGGCCTATTCATTGGCAGCAGCCAGTGACGAGGCCCGCGAAATTCGTGATGAGGTCGGGTTTTTCCAGACCATCCGCGCGGCACTTGTCAAATCATCGCAAGCCGCTGATGGCACAACTGCGGACAAGCGGCTGGCGGTGCAGCAAATCATTGACAGTTCTGTTGTCTCGACCGAGATCGTCGATATCCTGTCGGCGGCAGGCATGAAATCTCCCGATATCTCCATTCTGTCAGACGAGTTTCTCGCAGAAATCCAGCAGATGGAAACAAAGAATCTGGCGCTGGAGGCTTTGAAAAAGCTGCTGAACGATGAAATCTCCTCGCGCAGCCAGTCAAATATCGTCGAAAGCAAACAATTCTCGGACCGGCTCGCTGAAGCGGTTGCACGCTATCACACCAACGCCATCAGCACGGTCGAGGTTTTGCAGGAACTGATCAACCTTGCCCGCGACATCCGCGAGGCCAGAGGGCGCGGCGATGAAGAAGGCCTGACCGCCGACGAGATCGCGTTTTACGATGCGCTTGCCCAGAACGAAAGCGCCGTCGACGTGATGGGCAATGACTCGCTAAAAATCATTGCCCATGAATTACTGGAGGGGCTAAAAACCAACATTACTGTCGATTGGTCCCGCCGCGATTCAGCCCGCGCCCGGATGCGGGTTCTGGTGAAACGCATCCTGCGCCGCCATGGCTTCCCGCCTGATTTGCAGGACGCCGCTATTCAGACAGTTCTGCAGCAAGCCGAGGCTTTGTCGGAGCAGTGGGCGATTTAAAGTGGCTTTTTTGCCCGTCCCACGCCACCGGAAAAGGTTCCAGCAGGGTTGCCAGAGTCATCTCCGGCGGCTGTCGTCCCGCAAGAATCATCTCGACAATCTCTGGCGCCAACAATGTTAGCCGCAGGACGCGGGTCATGTAGGTCAGCGCGAGGTTTTCGTGTTTGGCCAGCTCGGTGATGGTGGTGAACTGGCCACTTTCGAGCATTTTCTTCCAGCGGAAGGCGCGGGCGAGCGCCTTGACGAGGGTGCTGTCGACACGAAGCTTCTCGATGGCCGCTGGGGTGCCAGTCGGTGTAATGATCTGTTTCCGGCCGCCGTATTTGCGGATACTGAAGGGGACATGCACCGTGACAGTGTCGGCAGTTTTACTCATGCCGCAGCCTCCTGCATTTCCCGCACCAGCCCCGAAAGACCGTCTATGCGCAGACGGACATCAAGCCCGCTCGTGCCAATATCAACCCGCTCCACCAGTAACTGCACGATACGGGCCTGCTCGGCGGGGAAAAGTTCGTCCCAGAGCGGATCAAAATGCATCAACGCCTCACGGGCTTTGGCCTCGGTTATGTCGGCGTTATGAGGTTTTGCGGCCTTCCATGTGCCGATGATGATCTCCGGTTGGCGAAACACCGCCCGCAGCTGGTCAATCACCGCCGCCTCGATTTCACCTGCGGGCACGCGACCCACCGGACAGGTTCCTGCGCCATGTTTCAGCACGGTTTGGCTGACGTAGTAGCGGTAAAGCCGGTCCTTCTTGCGGGTGTGGCTGGGGGAAAACGCCGCCCCGTCCGGCCCGAACAGCAAGCCCCCTAGCAAGGCCGGTGTTTGCGCGCGGGTGTGGCTGGCGCGTTTGCGGGGGCTTTCCTGCAGAATGGCATGCACCTTGTCCCAGAGTTTGCGCGTAATGATCCCCTTGTGCTGGCCGGGGTAGGACTGGCCCTTGTGGACCGCCTCGCCGATATAAACGCGGTTGTTCAACAGGCGGTAGATATAATTCTTGGTGACCGGCCTGCCCTGTTTGGTGGTGACGCCGCCCGTCCGCAATTCCCGCGCCAGCACCGTGGCCGAACCGATTTCGGCAAAGCGTTCAAACACCAGCCGCACGGTTTTGGCCTCGGCGTTGTTGATCTCCAGCTTGCGGTCATTCACATCGTAGCCCAAGGGCACAGTGCCGCCCATCCACATGCCCTTTTTGCGAGAGGCGGCGATCTTGTCGCGGATGCGCTCGCCGGTGACCTCGCGCTCGAACTGGGCGAAGGATAGCAGAATGTTCAGGGTCAGCCGGCCCATCGATGTGGTGGTGTTGAACGATTGCGTCACGGACACGAAAGTCACGTTGTTCCGGTCAAACACCTCGACCAGCTTGGAAAAATCCATCAGCGAGCGTGACAGTCGATCGATTTTGTAGACCACCACCACGTCGATCAACCCTTCCTCGATATCGGCGAGCAGCAGTTTCAGGCCGGGCCGCTCCAGTGTGCCGCCCGATACCCCGCCGTCATCGTAATGCTCGCGGATCAGGGCCCAGCCCTCGGAGCGCTGGCTGGCGATATAGGCCTCGCAGGCCTCCCGCTGGGCGTGGAGCGAGTTGAACTCCTGCTCCAGCCCTTCCTCGGATGATTTTCGGGTGTAAACCGCGCAGCGCAGCTTGCGCTTGATGTCCTTGCTCATGCTGTCCCCCGCCGTGATTTCAGGCCAAAGAAGATCCAGCCGTTCCAGCGGGTGCCGGTAATGGCCCGCGCTACGGCCGAGAGCGAACGGTAGGGTTGCCCCTGCCATTCGTAGCCGTCGGCCAGAACCGTCACCACATGTTCCACCCCCTGCCATTCGCGGATCAGCTTGGTGCCCGTGATCGGCTTCAGATCGGCGCGAATACGGCGGAGCGTAATGTTGCCGCCATCGAGCTGCTCACCAAGGTTTTCCAGCCGCTTCACGGTCTCCGGTTTCAACCCGCCATAGGCGAGTTCCTGAATGCGGTAGGCCAGACGGCTTTCCAGATACCGCCGGTTGAACGCGGGCGGCTCCGTTTCGAACAATTCACGCCATTGCGCCTTCAGTTTCGGCGTCGGCGTGGATTTGAGCGCGGCAAGGCGTGCGGGGATGGGGTCGGGTTTTGTCATGTGGGTCTCCGTCTCAAGGTTTCCGCAGTACCGCTCTGCTCGGGTGAGTTGTGAAGTCGAAATTCTCCAGTATTGCCAGATAGTTCGCCATTCTCCCGCATTCGCAGCCGAATGAGGCCCCGTGCCAACAATGCGCAAAGTTCGGCGCGCCGTTCAGTTGGCGACATCTGGTAGGGTGACTGGGTGTTGGGGCGTTTCATGCGGAGGCCTTGAAAAACTGTGTCTCTTAAGCCTCTACTCTCCCGTTTTGTTTTTTGTCCCACTTGCTACTCGCAACGGTTGATCGAATCATCACCGGAACATATGAAGAACGTGGAGAATTCATAACAAAGGAATCATAATGGCAGGCAATTTGAAAAAGTTTGTAAATCCGCGTTTTATCAAGACGATTGATTTGGAGTATATGCGGCGGTTGATGGCGCGACACGAAGGCCAGTTTATCGGGTTTTCACTGGATGTTTTTGAACAGGACGAGGAAGAAACCCGCCAGGCGATCTCCGATCTTTTGGCCGGGTCTGAAACAAAATATCCGGAAGGTCTGCGCAGTGATCTGCACCGGATCGCCGAACTGGGCAATGCAAAGGGGCTGGAAATTATTCAGACCCAGGCAGACCGGCAGGGCCTCAACCTGTTCCCTGACACCAAAACCGGCGATGATGGTGCGCCCGACAGACGCCATGACCCAAAACATCTGGCGCTACGTGTGTTTCTGGAGCATCCAGACCTGTTTGATGTAGCCGCCGATTATCTGGCGATGATGACGGCCGATCGCCTGTCGGAATTCGCCGGTCGTAAGCGTGGTATTCCCGTTGATATGACCGCTGAAAAGGTGAAGGCGCTCCGGACGCGGGTGGCCGAATTATTCAAGGAATCCTTTTTGGGCGATTTCTGCCGCATTGGCGATTATGTGGACGGGGACGAGACGAATTTCGTCGTCAGCCACGGCACGATGGTGTCGACCATACCGGTTGTGGAGGGACAGCAGGAAAAGGTCATCAGCCTGCGCGGTGTAACTCAGGCCATTCTGCGCTATTCCGAAAACACCGGCATTCTGAGATTAGCCCGAATAAAGGTGGGGCATCAAAAGGACATCGCCGAAGCATTTGCCGACATTGTGCTGGATGAACCGGGCATGTTCGCCAGCGATGATGCGCAGGAGCTTTATTCGCTTGAGGTGGTGGAAACGGCCGGTGCCGGTTTTGCGATTGACCACCAATATGATCCGGCCATTGAAAAGGTGCTGATCATCGAAGCGGCGGCTGACCTGATGGTGCCGGGCAAGGACGGGTATCCAAAAGTGGCCCGCACCCTGCGCTCGCGCGATCTCACAGGCAAGGCGCTGGCGCATTTCAGCGAAACGCCGGTCGGCTTTGGCGGCTCCTGGGTGCTGGGCGAGATGGTGATGCGGGTGTTTTTCAAGGGAGAAGGCACGCGCAAGCCGCAGGTCACGGTGAAAATCCGCCCGCCAAGCGTGGTGCAGTTCCGGCGAACGCAACACGAAGCCCGGGTAATGGAGCTGATTGAACGAAACGGCATGACACAGGACCGCGATGATTACGACGTTATTGAAGCTGCTGAATGACTCCGGTGACGCCGCGGTGCTGTCCGGCTCTGTCGCCCGCCCGTATTTCGGGACGGTATTCGATCGCCTGCTGAAAGCACGCATTCTTGTGGAGCAGGCCCCGCTGGAGGAATGGGACCTATGCAACGGGTGCGAATGTGGCCTGCTTGCCCGTCCGGTCCGATCGGAGGGGGACAGGTTTCGGGCCGCCTGCCCGCTGGACGCCAGGCGGGATGTTATTGTTGAACAGGACGATCTGCGAGGTTTTGAAATCGGCGTTGCAGTTCTGATGGAGGAGATCGCCAAGGCTGCGGGCTTTGATCAGCCTCCGGTCGAAATCATCAAGGGCGTGTGGTATTTGGGCGATACGCTATCCGCGCGCGGCATTTATTACGGCCTGAACCTTGCATCGCTTGATCGCAGCAGCCTGATTGCCATCATTTGCCAGTCAAACAAGACCGGACGAGCGACCATAATTACGCAGAATGCCTCGCCAGCAGCAAAGCAGTGGCTGCAAGAGGCCGGTATTGATCATGTAAAAGCCGAGGATGTTTTTAAACCCGCTGAAAACCGGCCGGGTTTTGTATTTGATCATCACGCGCTTGACGCCGCAACTGGAACTCCGGAACTGGTTGTCCGGACCAAAGCCGCGCAAATTGAATGGCAAGGCCGCTCAGCCACATTTTCGCACCAGATATTTCCGGTGTTCCAGAGACTTCTGGAAAAAGCCGGCTCCCGCGATGCTATCGCTTCCGGTCCGTTTCTGGAGGATACCTCGGGGCGCGAGGCAAAAGACCTGATCAGGGAGCTTCGGGACCAGATGAAAACGGCGGGATTTTCGGATGCCCAAAGCAAATCACTGATCAAAACGGCCAGAAACCGTGGATATTTTCTGGGGGTTGATGCGGAAAACATTTCGGTGATCGGCTGAGGTCGCGCTTGATACTATCAGTGGGCATAATACGCACCCCAACCAATAGATGACAAATCCATCCGCGCCGGGTAGCCTGGCCCGCATGGCAGGTGAAACTTGGACAGACGCAGAAAACGACACGATCATTGCGGACTATTTCGCGATGCTTGCCGATGATCTTGCCGGAAAACCTTACAATAAAGCGCAGCACAATCGCGACCTGCAAGCTTCTATCGGGCGCAGCCGTGGCTCGATAGAGTGGAAACACCAGAACATCAGCGCGATCCTGATCGGGCTGGGCGAGACATGGATCACCGGCTACAAACCGGCCTTCAACTTCCAGACACCCCTGGTGGATGCCGTTGCACGGTGGCTGGCAAACAATGCGGCGTGGGTTTCAAGAGCACCCCGGGCTACGGAAACCGGCCATCTCAGGGAAGCCGCCGCGCTATGGGTTGGTCCTCCGCCCACCATGCGCAATGCGCCGCCACCCGAAGAACTGGACCAAATGCTGGGGATTGCCCGAAAATTCGATGTGGCCGCGCGCGATGAGCGGAACCGCATCCTTGGCCGCGCCGGCGAAGAACGCGTGCTGGCCCATGAGCGTTCCAGTCTGATCACGTCAGGACGACCGGATCTGGCGGAGCGCGTTCGCTGGGTTTCCGAGGAGGACGGTGACGGGGCGGGATACGATATTGCGAGTTTTTCACCCGAAGGTCAAAATCGCCTGATCGAGGTGAAAACCACAAATGGCTGGGAGCGCACGCCGTTCCATATTTCCAGAAACGAACTTGCCGTTGCGGAAGCGGAGCGCGCCGACTGGTGCCTGCTGCGGGTCTGGAATTTCGCCCGCGACCCCAAGGCTTTCGAGATTCGCCCGCCGCTTGACGCGCATGTCACCCTGACGCCGACAAGCTTCCAGGCGAGCTTTCATTAGCGGCTACTTTCTGGTTCCGGCGCCTGTTTGAGGCTGGAGACAGCGAATATCAGGCCGTTTTGCCCACTAAACCCCCACAAACTTCCCACCACAATCCCACCTGCAAGGCGCTGCAATTCGCGATGCTGCGGTCATCAACAATCGATGACCAAGGACCAACGCGATGCAGATCAAACTCTCCCCCCACCATATCCAGACCATCCTTTCCGAGGCGCAGGCCGCCGCCAAACGCTTGCACCGGCGGCTTGGCCCGGCCAGCCCCGGACAGGACGATCTGTGTCAGGATCTGCTGATTGATCTTCTGCGCCGTCTACCGGCCTACAATCCGGAGCGCGGCAGTCTTGGGGCCTTTTCCGGACTCATTCTGCGCAACCAGGCCTCGCGCATCGCGATGCGGACTATGAAGGAGCGCCGCGCGCACGGTGGCACCATGCTATCGCTGGATGCGCCGCTTTCACAAGCCGACCCCCGCCCAATGAGCGAGGTTTTGTCCAATCAGGAAGGGCTTGGGGCCTGGCAGGGTCAGTGCGTTGATGCCCGCCTTGTGACAGAACACTCCATCGACACAGGGCGTGTCCTTGGCCGCTTGTCGCCCAAGGATCGCGCCATCTGCGCCGGTCTGGCCCACAGCTCCGTGGCGACGCTTGCTCGGCGCGGGTTTGGCAGTCGCTCCGCCCTTTACCGCCGGATTTCCGATCTCCGTTTTGCGCTCGCCTTGCACGGCCTGGGCCCGACTTGGGACGAAACCGGCCGCGCGTGAGTAGGAGCATTAGAGGAGACAATTTCATGAAACACACCCCGATACATGCCGCCCAGCCGAACCGGCCTCTCACCGAAATAGAGTTTTGCGCCTGGGTGGCGCAGGCCTTGCCTGGCGATCGGCTGGAATACCATCGCGGCTTTCTGGTGCTCGATACCTTCCCGCTGTTCTCCCGCCTTGACGACAAGGAACGCGACGCGCTGCGCAAGCTGGCAAACCGCACATTCCACGCGGCCGAGCAAGGCCTCGTGCATCTGGTGCAGGAGCGCATCGGGCCGGATTGCTTTGCTTATATCGCCGTTGCCCGTCCCAAACCCAAATCCGCACCGGTCTCGCTGTCGGCCCTTCTTCTTGAAGATGAGGCCGCCTGATGCCCGCTTTCCAATCCCTTTTCACCCATGATGGAGACCCTTTCATGCCCTTCCCCGAAAACGCCCCCCGCGTTGATGATCTGACATCAATGCCGCCACAGGACATCGCCGCCCTGCCGGTTGAAATGCTGGCCATCCTCCAGCGTGAAATCGACGAGGCCGCCAAGCGGATCAAAACCGCCAAGACCCGCCTCGATGGCGCGCTGACTATCCGCTACGCCACCCGAGCTGAAGAATTCCGGCAAGCCAACGATAAGGACACCGGCACGGTTCGCTTTGACGACGGGGATTTCACCGTTGTGGCCGACCTGCCCAAGCGGGTTGCCTGGGATCAAGGCAAACTGGCCGCCATGGTCGAGCGCATTTGCACAGCGGGCGATGATCCCGCCGAGTATGTCGACATCAGCTTCAAAATGCCGGAGCGCAAATACGCCGCCTGGCCCGAAGGCATCCGCAAGGGGTTCGAGCCCGCCCGCACCGTGCGCCCCGGCAGCCTCAAGATCGCGCTTGTCAGTCAGGAGGCGGATCAATGAGCCTTCCCATCATCAGCGCCGACGAGCGTTTGGCCGAACAACGCGGCATCAAGGGCTGCATCTTTGGCAAATCCGGAATTGGGAAAACTTCCTTGCTCTGGACTCTTGACCCAGCCACCACCCTGTTCATGGACCTCGAGGCGGGTGATCTCGCCATCGAGGGCTGGCAGGGCGATACCATCCGGCCGCGCACCTGGGCCGAGTGCCGGGATGTAGCCACGTTCATCGGCGGGCCCAATCCGGCGCTGCGCGATGACCAGCCCTATGGCCCGGCGCATTATGCGGCCGTCTGTGAGCAGTTCGGCGATCCCGCCGCGCTGGAGAAATACCAGACCATCTTCATCGACTCGATTACCGTCGCGGGGCGACTGTGCTTCGGCTGGTGCAAGGGCCAGCCCGAGGCGTTCTCGGAAAAGACCGGCAAGCCGGATGTGCGCGGGGCCTACGGGCTGCACGGGCGCGAGATGATCGGCTGGCTGACGCATCTGCAGCACACCAGAGCAAAGAACGTCTGGTTTGTCGGCATCCTCGACGAGAAGCTGGACGACTTCAATCGCAAGGTGTTTTCGCCGCAAATTGACGGCTCCAAGACCGGTCTGGAACTGCCCGGCATCGTGGACGAGGTCATCACGATAGCCGAACTCGCGGGGGACGACGGTGAGCCCTCGCAGGGCACGCTGCCTTATCGCGCCTTCGTTTGCCAGACCATCAATCCGTGGGGCTTTCCAGCTAAGGATCGCTCGGGCCGCCTTGCGCAGGTCGAGGAGCCGCATCTCGGCCGCCTGATGGAAAAGATCAGGATGCCCGGTGCACCTGCAATGGGCCGGCTGACCTACACAAAACCCCCTGAACCGGCCAACACGGTCGATCAGAATACTTCCCCTAACTGAACCAAAAGGAGGGTCCCACCATGGGTTCCTGGAATGATTTTAACGACGCTAAGACCAATATCAACCTGATCCCCAAGGGCACGCTGGTCAAGGTCCGCCTGACCATCCGCCCCGGCGGGTTCGATGACCCTGCGCAAGGCTGGACCGGCGGCTATGCCACGCGCGGCTCCACCGGTGCCGTTTACCTGAACGGTGAATTCACCGTGACCGAGGGCGAATGCGCGCGGCGCAAGATCTTCACGCTGATCGGGCTTTACAGCCCCAGAGGTCCGGACTGGACCAACATGGGGCGCAGTTTTGTGCGCGGCATGCTCAATTCGGCACGGGGAATTTCCGACAAGGACATGTCGCCCGAGGCCCAGGCGGCGCGGCGGATCGGGGGCTTTGCCGATCTCGACGGAATCGAGTTCGTTGCCCGTATCGACGTGGGCACCGATGCCAACGGCGACGACAAGAACGAAATCCGTTCTGCGGTGACGCCTGATCACAAGGATTATGCGGCAATCATGGGCACCGTGCCACCGGCGCAGCCCCCGCTTTCTCAAGGCCAACAACCCCAGAACCCGCAAGGCACGCAGCCCTCGCAGGGTTCCCAGGCACCGTCGGCCACCGGTCGTCCGTCCTGGGCTCAATAGGAGGACCTGCGCATGTTACTCCGCCCCCGCCAGAAACTCTTTGTCGAGCGCAGCCTTCGCGCGCTCGATGAACATGGCAACACGCTTGGTGTCGCGCCAACCGGCTGCCACGCTCTGGGCACGCCGATCCTCATGCATGACGGCTCCCTCAAACCGGTGGAGGATATCGCCGTCGGGGATATTCTCATGGGCCCCGGCAGTGCGCCGCGTCGCGTACTGGAATTGCACCGTGGCCATGACCGGATGATCGAAATCCGTCCCATCAAGGGCGAGGCGTTCATCGTCAACCTCGGCCATATTCTGACCCTGGTGCGCACCAATGACGGCATGCCGGCCCGTTGCCGCAACAGGGACGGCGAGTTGGTGGATATCAGCGTGGCCGACTGGCTTGCCGCCTCGAACAGCTTTCGCCATTTGCACAAGTTGCTGCGCATGCCGGTGGATTTTGCGGAGCGGGAAGCACCGGAACTGGACCCGTATTTCCTCGGCCTGATCCTGGGCGATGGCAGTATTATTCGCAATGTATCGGTGACCACGCCGGATGTGGAAATCGTCGATGATCTCTACCGGTATGCGGCACATCTCGGCCTCAGGCTCAGATGCGAGCAGCTGCCCCATAACGAGGCCAACAGCTATTTCTTCGTCGATGACCGTGATCACCATAATGCCTTGATCGACCAGCTTCGCGGGCTTGGCCTGTTTGGCAAATCCTCGGGGCAGAAATTCATACCCGAGGAATACCGCCTTGGCTCCCGCGCGGTTCGTTTCGCCATTCTGGCCGGATTGCTGGATACGGACGGGCATCTGATGAACGGGCGTTGTTTCGAGTTTGTCAGCAAGTCGCGCCGCCTGGCGGAGGATGTGGTGTTCGTTGCCCGTAGCCTCGGGTTTCTGGCAACCTTGCGGGAAAAGGAAGTGAAGGGGCGGATTTACCTCCGGGTCCACATTTCCGGCGATCTCGATGAAATTCCCACGAGGGTGCTGCGTAAGCAAGCCCCGCCGCGCAAGCAGAAAAAGAATGTGCTGCGTTGCGGCTTCACCGCCCATCCGGTCGATGAGGGTGAATATTTCGGCTTTACCGTCGATGGCGACCACCGCTATTTGATGGGGGATTTCACCCTCACGCATAATTCCGGCAAGACGATCATGCTTTCGGCGGTAGCCGGAAACATGGTCGGCGACAGCGATGCCAAGGCCTGTGTGCTGGCGCATCGGGATGAATTGACCGAGCAGAACCGTGGCAAGTTCGCCCGCGTCAATCCTGGCCTGTCCACCTCGGTGGTCGATGCGCGGCAGAAATCCTGGGCCGGTCAGGTGACATTCGCCATGGTGCCGACGCTGACCCGCGCAGCAAATCTCGACGCGCTGCCCGCGCTTGACCTGCTGGTAATCGACGAGGCCCATCACGCGGCAGCCGACAGCTACCGGCGTATCATCGATCGTGCCTTGGATCGCAATCCGGATTGCAAGGTTTTCGGGGTTACAGCCACGCCGAACCGGGGTGATAAAAAGGGGCTGCGGCCGGTCTTTTCCAATGTCTCGGACCAGATCCGCATTGGCGAGCTGATCGCTGCAGGCCATCTGGTGCCGCCGCGCACCTTTGTCGTCGATGTGGGCGTGCAGAGCGATCTGGGCCGCGTGCGCAAAACGGTGGCGGATTTCGACATGGGCGAGGTCGATGCCATCATGAATCGCGCGCCGGTGACCGATGCGGTGACCGAACATTGGCGCGAGAAGGCAGGGGATCGGCAAACCGTCGTCTTCTGCTCGACCGTCGATCATGCCCGCAATGTCGCCGAGGCGTTCAGCGCTGCGGGGGTAACAACCGGGCTCATTTATGGAGACATGGGCGAAGCCGAACGCAAGGCGGTACTGGCAGATTACGGCGTGGGCAAACTGCGGGTGGTGGTCAACGTCGCTGTCCTCACGGAAGGCTGGGACCATCCGCCCACTTCCTGCGTCGTGCTGCTGCGGCCCTCGTCCCACAAATCCACCATGATGCAAATGGTCGGGCGAGGCTTGCGAGTTGTCGATCTGGCCGAGCATCCGGGCGTTGTAAAAACCGATTGCATCGTGTTGGATTTTGGCACTTCGACCCTGCTGCACGGCTCGCTGGAGCAGGATGTCGATCTCGATGGCCACGAGGGAACTGGCGAGGCCCCGACCAAGGAATGCCCCGATTGCGGTGCCACCGTGCCGCTGGCGGTGATGGAATGCCCGCTTTGCGGCCATCTATGGGAGCGCGACGAGGCTGACGGCCCGTCTGATTTGTCCGAATTCGTCATGTCCGAAATCGACCTGCTGAAACGGTCCAGTTTCCGCTGGTGCGATCTGTTCGGTGATGACGCGGCCTTGATTGCCAACGGGTTTGTTGCCTGGGGTGGGGTGTTTTTCCTCAATGGTCGCTGGCACGGCATTGGCGGACGGCAGAAGGAACTGCCCAAATTGCTGGCCGTGGGGGAACGCACGGTTTGCCTTGCCGCTGCCGATGACTGGCTGAACACCTATGAATCCGACGAGAGCGCCCACAAGACGCGGCGTTGGCTGAACCAGCCGCCAACGCAAAAGCAGCTGCAATATCTGCCCGCAGAATACCGGCAGGATTTCGGCCTGACCCGCTATCAGGCTTCGGCGCTTTTGTCCTTCCGCTTCAACCGTAACGCCATCCGCGCGCTGGTGTTTGGCGCGGATCGCACCGCCGATGCAATCGGGAGGGCGGCATGAGACATGACCAACTTCCCAATAATAACAGACCGGCAACGAATCTGGCATCCGCGTGGCGCACTTTGTGCGGTCTGCCGGCAACCCACCCGTGGTTTTGGTTGGCGCGATCTCCATCAGCGGAAACGCTCCCGCTCGTCGCATTGGTTCTGTTCGATGGCCTGTCAGGGATTTTGGGCGGCACGAGCACGGGGGCATGCATGCATGGTTGATCTCACCGAAGAAGAACGCGCCGCCATTGCCGCCACCATGCAACGCGTCGCCCTGCTGATGGAGGAAATCGGCTGGCAGACGCAATTGGCCGATCTGACCGAGCCACAGGTCCGCGCCCTGATCGAGGAAGCCGTCGAAGGTTTCCGCGAGGCCATGGCCGACATCGCCAAGTCGCAAGCATCGGAGATTCCGTTTTGATACTGGACTTCAACCACAGGCCGTCCATCGGCGAGCGCATCAATGATCTGGTCGATGCGGCGCTGATCGGCGAGCGCGATACCGAGACACCACGTGATTACCTTGGCGCTTCCCGTCTGGGCGTGCCTTGCGAACGGGCGCTGCAATTCGAGTTCGCGCAGGCCCCCAAGGATGATGGCAGCGATTTCAGCGGCCAAGTTCTGCGTATCTTCGAGATCGGACATGTGCTGGAGGATCTTGCGATCCGTTGGCTGCGGGCCGCTGGTATCGATCTGGTGACCCAGAAACCGGATGGTGGTCAATTTGGTTTCTCGGTGGCTGGTGGCCGTATTCGCGGCCATGTGGACGGGGTCATCATGGGGGCACTCGCTGCCCTTGGTCTACGCATCCCCGCACTGTGGGAATGCAAAACCATGAACGCCAAAAACTGGCGCGCCTGCGTCAAGGACGGGGTGGCGGTTTCCAAGCCGGTCTACGCGGCGCAGATCGCCATCTATCAGGCCTATATGGAGCCGGTCGTGCCAGGGATTTCGGCCGCTCCGGCGCTGTTCACCGCCATCAACAAGGACACGGCCGAGCTTTATCACGAGCTGGTCCCGTTCGACGCGGCCCTTGCTCAGCGCATGTCGGATCGCGCCGTGCGCATCCTGCAGGCGACCGACGCGGGTGACCTGCTGCCCCGCATCGCCCAATCCCGCGATTTCTTCGAATGCCGGTTCTGCTCATACGCCGACCGCTGCTGGAGGCAGGACCATTGAGCGACGACAACATCATTCATTTTAACCCGTGGACCGACTTCAACGATGCTGCCCCGCTTGATGACCCGTTCGGGGTGGAGCCCGACGCCGCACAGATCGCGACGTTCCTCGATGTGGTGTTCGGCTATTGCGAGGGCCTGATCCCCGTGCGCGGCTTTGTTGACAAGGGCCAAGGCAAGGGTGGCAAGCCCCACAACATCTGGATCGATGCGGACGATACCGCGCAGGAAAAACTTGCAACCTTCGCCAATTGGGCGGCGCGTGAGGGTGCGGCGGTCTATGTGATCCCCGGCACCGTTACCGAGCCGGGTCAGGCAAAATCCGCCGATGTGCTGCAAATGCAGGCGATCATCGTTGATCTGGATGCCGGTGATATTCCGGCCAAGCTGGAACACCTGGTCAAGCATCTCGGCCAGCCCACGCTGATCATCGAGAGCGGCGGGCGTACGCCGGACGGAGCCACCAAGCTGCACGTCTGGTGGAAACTGACCGAACCAGCCGAGGGAGAGGATCTGGCCCGGCTCTGCGCCCTGCGCGGTGAAATCGCAATCAAGGTTGGCGGCGACACGCATTTCCGCTCAGCCCACCAGCCGATCCGCGTGGCTGGTAGCGTTTATCACAAGGGCGGGTTTCAACGCCTCGTGCAGATCCGCGAGCACAATGGCATCGAGGTCGATCTTGATGATTTCGCAGAACTGGTCGCCGACATGCTGGCGATCCCCGGCGTTGGAGTGGCCTCGACCAGCGCTGTTGCGGAAAAACCGGCCCTCGGATCAGTCCTGACCAATCCTGTGAATGAAGGCGGGACGGACGGTTGGTCCCGCTTTGAAGGTGCTTCGGCCGCCATCGGGCATTTCATCCGCATGGTGCATGAGGGGCGCATGACACCCGATGAGGGTTGGCAAGGCATCTGCGGCTACAACGCCGCCATGCTGCGCCCGAGTTGGCCCGAAGATCGGCTGAAGGTCGAGGCCGATCGGCTCTGGGCCAAGCATGTGGAAAAGAACGGCCCGCCACTGCTGCGCACCAACAGTGCCAACACTCCGCCGGAAATGGCCGCCTTCACCCTCGGGGAATTGCTGGACGACACCACCGCGATGCCCGAGGACATCATCGCGCCCCGCGTGTTGACCCCCGGCGGGTTGCTGGTTCTGGGTGGTGCCCCCAAGGTCGGCAAAAGCGACTTCCTGATCTCTTGGCTCGTCCACATGGCCGCCGGTGTGCCGTTCCTCCGTTGCGAACGGTGCGACGGCTTCACCCCGCCACGCCCTTTGCGGGTGTTCTATCTGCAGGCCGAGATCCAGTATCACTACCTGCGCGAACGCCTGAAGCAGATCGCTCTGCCGCCCGAGGTGATCAACGCCGCCTGCGACACCTTCGTGGCCACGCCCAAGCTGAAGCTGCTGCTGGACGAGCAAGGTAGCGCCATGGCGGCAGCGGCCGTCAGGGAGGCCTTCCCCGACGATTCCGTCGACATCCTTTGTATCGACCCGATCCGCAACGTCTTTGACGGTGGCCCCGATGGTGGTGGCGAAAACGACAACGGCGCAATGATGTTTTTCCTGCGCGACCGCGTCGAGGTTCTGCGCGAAGCCATCAACCCTGATTGCGGCGTGATCCTTGTGCACCACACCAAGAAACTCGGCAAGCATCAGGTGAAGGAGGACCCGTTTCTGGCCCTGTCCGGTGCCAGTTCCCTGCGCGGGTTTTACACCTCCGGCATCATCATGCACCGCCCTGATGAAGAGGCCAGCGAGCGCAAACTGGAAATCGAGCTGCGCAATGGTCCTGCACTGCCATCAAAGCTGATCGACAAGGTCAAGGGCCAGTGGGTCGAGTTGAACCCGATGAACGAGCGCCTCGTGCGCAAGGATGCGGGGGCGAAACAGGATGCGGAACGCCTCCGGAAACAGGATGTGATCCTCGGCATTCTGTTGGATGAAGCGCAGGCTGGCCGTCTTTATACCACGATGCAGCTGGCTGAAACCTTCGAGAACAAGGCGGGCCTGGGCAGCAAGCACACCATCCGCGAGCGCCTGAGTGTCCTGTCGACCAAAGGATTTGTGAAATTCTTGCGCGATGCTTCGGCATTCGGGTTTGCGAAAACACGGTCGCGGTTCGGATATCTCTGTGTCCAAGCCATGGAATTCGGTGTCGGCGAGACGATTGACCCGGTGACCGGCGAGGTCACGCAATCGGCCAGGCCGGTATATCCCAGCCACTACAAATGCCCCCAGTCCGGGGTCTGCCTCGAGGTCGAAAATCCGGCGGTCTGGGTCTATCCGGACGGTCTGAATGACGACCCAACTCATATGAGTGAGGCCTGACTCTTATGTGTGAGCTAACAGTGAATTCAATGAAATCAATGAGTTACGGGGAAATAAGAGTTAGGTCCCGAACTCTTTCCCGAAGACTTCACAAACGCGAATTGCCGTTCAATAACAACAAGATACCGGCAGATAAACAGTTAGGTGTTGATACCCCCATACTACGTATGGGGGGCCAACCAGCAGGTTTGGCCCTCTTCCCATACGTATGGAGTGTTCGCGCGTGCATTGCGGAGCGGCCATTGGCCGACGATGGCAGGCAGAACCTTCCGGAATCAATACCACCGGCATTCCCCCTAACCCTCTTCCGAAAAGGAACCCCTCTATGACCAGACCCGATCCGGAATCCCCCGTCACCGACGCTCGCGACGCCTCGCTGTCGAGCAGCCCACCTTGCACTACCGGCACTATCCTTGCCCTCGATCTCGGTACTACCACGGGCTGGGCGCTGAACTCTCCCGACGGCTTGATCACCAGCAGCACGGTCAGCTTTCGCCCGAGGCGCTTTGATGGCGGTGGGATGCGGTATCTGCGCTTCCAGAACTGGCTGGACGAGATGAACCGTCTTGCGGGGGAGATCGCAACCATCTGGTTCGAGGAGGTCCGCCGCCACGCGGGCACCGACGCTGCGCATGTCTATGGCGGGCTGATGGCCACGCTGACTGCTTGGGCAGAGCATCACGACATTGCATACGGCGGAACCCCGGTTGGCACGATCAAGAAACACGCCACCGGCAAGGGCAATGCCAGCAAAGCCATGATGATCGAAGCTGCTCGGGCCAAAGGCTACCGCCCTGCAGATGACAACGAGGCCGACGCTATCGCCATCCTGCACTGGGCGCTGGAAACGAAGGGAGGCATGGCATGAACGGCATGAGGTTTGCCCCGCGTGGTTACGGCGGCACCCGACGCAACCCCGATCAGGTCAAGCGCGAGGGCTGGAAGGAACAGGGGCTGTTGGCGGTGGCGATTGATGACGACCGGCTGACCTGGCCGGAACGGGAACTCGTGCGCCAGCTGGGCGAGAAACTCTATGGCAAACGCCCGCAGGATGGGGAGACACGGCATGACTGACTGGACCATGGCAAGGGTGCAGGACCGGCTGGAACTGGCAGCTGAGGTCATGCGTCAGATGCCCGGCGTGAAGCCGCAAGGGCATTTCAACGCCTGGCCGGAGTATTTGCATAGCTTCGCCGATCAGGTCGGCCAAGAGCCCAAGATGAGCAGGCCTCGGCCAAGCCCCAGTATGATCACCGAGGCTGACGAAGCGATGCTGTGGCTGCGCTGGTTGGAGGTCGAGGATGCCAAGCTGGTCTGGCTCCGTGCCAACGGCAAGCAATGGAAACCGATCTGTTGGCAGTTCGGCCTGTCCCGCACCGCCGCAACCCGCCGGTGGCAATACGGGCTTGCAGTGATCGTTTGGCGGCTCAATGGGCGCGTACCCTCGTTGAAGCGATCTCGGCGCTTCGTGATTGAAAACGCAAACCGGCTGTCAAGGAAAATCGTCCTGTGAGACAATTTTTGGGTGTACACCGGAACGCGTGACACATCCGCTTTAGGGCGCTACAAATTGGGCATAATCGCGAGAGACTTGGGTGGATGAGCGATTGGGTCAATCAAGCCCGCTATGAGCACCCCAACGATTTGTACGGGTCCCTTCCTGTGCAAAACGTATACGGGGGGGCTAGGCGCGCAAGTTTCCCAGTGACGTTTGGAAAAACACCCGTTTCGTTTCGTTTCACCTAAAACCCCTAAAAAACAAGGGCCTGATGGTCCCAAAACCCCGCCTGAAACGAAACGGCCTCCCGGGGGCATTTCGTTTCGCACGCTGATGCGTTTCGTTTCGGCCCACCAACCCAAGGAAAAATCATGGACGTGATCGAACTGCCTCTCGGGCAGATCATTCCCTATGCGCGCAATCCGCGCCAGAACGAGAAAGCCATCGCCACGGTCGCGGCCTCGATTGCCGAATTCGGCTGGCGGCAGCCGATCGTGGTTGACGAGAACATGGTTATTCTGGCCGGTCACACCCGGCTTGCGGCCGCACAGCAGCTGGGCCTGAAATCCGCACCGGTGCATGTAGCCAAGGGGTTGACCGGGACCCAGGCGCAGGCGTTCCGGATCATGGACAACCGCTCGGCCGAAAACGCCGATTGGATGGAAGATCTGCTGGGCCTTGAATTGAGCGATCTGCTGGACGCGGATTACGATCTGGAACTGACCGGTTTTACCGGCGAGGAGTTGAATAGTCTGCTGTCCGGTCTCGATGACGAAACCGACACCGAAGGCGAAAACGACATTCCCGGGCCGCCCGTGGACCCGGTCAGCCGACCGGGCGATCTTTGGGTGCTGGGCAACCACCGGCTGCTTTGCGGGGATGCGACGGTGGCCACCGATGTTGAACGGGTATTGGGTAATGTGACGCCGTTGTTGATGGTCACAGATCCACCCTACGGGGTGGAATACGATCCAGCTTGGCGCAACAAGACCGGTGCTTCGGCCACGAAACGCACCGGCAAGGTGCTGAATGATGATCGTGCCGACTGGCGCGAGGCCTGGGATTTGTTCCCGGGTGACGTGGCCTATGTGTGGCACGGCGCATTGCACGCAACGACCGTAGCCGAAAGCCTCGAGGCGGCGGGGTTTAATGTTCGCTCGCAGATCATCTGGGCCAAGGACCGGCTGGTGCTGAGCCGAGGCGATTATCACTGGCAGCACGAACCCTGCTGGTATGCTGTGAAAAAGACCGGCAAGGGCCATTGGGCTGGTGATCGCAAACAGACGACGCTCTGGCAGATTGCCAACAAGGATCAAGATGCGGACACGGTGCACGGCACGCAAAAGCCTGTCGAATGCATGCGCCGCCCGATCCTGAACAATTCCAGCCCGGGTCAGGCGATCTACGAGCCGTTCATGGGGTCCGGCACGACACTGATTGGGGCCGAGACCACTGGACGGGTGTGCCTCGGGATCGAGTTGAACCCGGCCTATGTCGATGTGGCGGTGGAACGCTGGCAGCAATTCACCGGACAGGTGGCTGTACTGGAAGGCACGGATCAATCTTTCGCCGCTCTGGCGAAAAATCCGCGCTGAGACCGGTGAATGAGCTGGCTTTACATCCCTCCGGAAACGTTTCCGCCGCCGCAGACCTGTTCTTCGGCCTGTCGCTCTGCGCAGGCGCCGGCGGGATCGACCTCGGCCTCACCATCGCAGTTCCCGATTATCGCACTGTGTGTTACGTCGAGCGGGAAGCCTATGCTGCGGCCACCCTCGTGGCGCGGATGGAAGACGCGGCCCTGGATACGGCACCTGTCTGGGACGACGTTGGAACTTTCGATGGCCACCCGTGGCGTGGAACGGTGGATATCCTCACTGGCGGCTACCCGTGTCAGCCTTTTTCCGTCGCGGGCAAACGCAAAGGGGCTGAGGATCCCCGTCATTTATGGCCGCATTTCGCGCGGATCATCCTTGAGTGCCAACCCGAGTGGGTGTTTCTGGAAAACGTCGCCAATCATATCAATATCGGATATCGCGAGGTCCGCTGCGAGCTGGAAGGCCTGGGCTACTGCGTTACGGAAGGATTGTTTACGGCGGCAGAAGTTGGCGCGCCGCACAAACGCCAGCGGCTGTTCATCCTTGCCAGACGAAACGAACTGGCCAACTCCGAGAGCCAGTGCCAACGAGAACCGGCAGACCAAGCCGACGCCGTCGCAACTGGCCGGAACACACGGGATGAACCTGGCGACCAAGGCCGCGATGTGGCCGACGCCACTGGCGCGAGACTGGAAGGGCACCAACAGCCCCGAGCACGTGAAACAGCAGCCACCGGCGCGCAATCACATGGACCAACTGGCGAATTTTGCCGTGTATTCCCGCCAGGCCCGGACGATCTCGGGGGATGGCGAGAGTATCTCGGATCAGCGCCGCAGCTTGAACCCTCTGTTCGTCGAGGCGCTGATGGGCTGGCCCACAGGGTGGACCGGCTTCGACTTTGTGGCAACGGCGTGGTTCCCCTGGTTGCAGCGCATGCGTTCCGAATTCTTGTGGCTCGGTTCAGTGATGATCGCTGACGAGGCGGCGCAATGAAACAATCGCGCGTCATGTCTCTGGTGGAAGCCATCGCCAATGTCGTGGTGGGTTACGGCGTTGCCGTGGTCACCCAGATGCTGGTGTTTCCGCTGTTCGGCTTGCAAACGACGCTGGCCCAGAACCTGAAACTTGGCTTGATCTTCACAGTGGTGAGTATCGCCAGATCGTTCACGCTGCGGCGGGTATTCGAAGCGATGAGCAGTGGCGCAGATAGAACCAAAACACATTAAGTCTGCGGTGGATGTCAATTTCCGAACCGTTTCTCTCCCATACTCTGAAAGCGGCTTCACGGCTTTCGGCTTTTTTGGTAATCCGTTGCTATTGAGAGCATCTGGAAGCGAAATGGCACGTACTAAAACATACAACGAGAAGATCTCAGATCACATTGCGGCAATCGTGGACGATCGAGAAATAGAGAATGTCCTGCACTTTTCCCTGCTTGAAAATCTGCCGGGTATTCTGAAGCATGGGCTTCTCAGTCGATCGATCCTTCAAGGCGCCGACTATGATGTATTTGCGAGCGATGTTGATCGATTGGATGGTGAGGTTGACGCGATTTCAGTGTCGATCTCGTGTTACTATCCAAAAATGTTTGAAGCGAAGCGCTATCGCGCTGGCAATTCGCCATGGGCCATCCTTGTGTTCGATTCAAGCATCTTGTGGAATTATCATTGTCTCTTCTATCGGAATGGCGCAGCGACAAATGCCTCTAAGTACGAGCGCGGCAAGCGGTACGGCGGGTTCGCACTTGAAAAGCTATTTGATGATTGCTCGAATTTGATGGATCCGACCAAGACCGGATTCCGAGATGAGCATGGCCTGCCATCAAGTTGGCCAACTTTTCCTGACTCGGAAGTACAGGTGATGAAACCTGTCCACCCGAATTATCTTCTAGGCGCTTGGGTCGAGGTGCCTGAACATGGCGATCAAGTGCGGGAAGTATTCAAAGCATTTGGGCGCGAAGATTGTGACGTAGTGGTCCAGCCATTCGAGCCGCGAATCTGTGGCAAGTCATATTTTTGGGGTTGAGCCGCTCCCCAGCACGGCTCTGTAGTGATAAACCGGCTATTCTAGCTTAGGCAGCGGGGAGCTTGTAAACCCGTCCGCGCCCCTCGACCTTGTCCGAGGTCACTTTTAGCCCGAGCCGTTTCTTCAGCGCGCCCGAAATGGCCCCGCGTACCGTGTGTGGTTGCCAATTTGTGGCTTTGGTAATCTCGGCAATCGTTGCACCGTCGGGGGCTTCAAGCATCTTGATCAACATGGCCTGCTTGGTGCCCGTGCGGGGTTTCGGCTTGGCCTGTTCCGGCTCCGGCGCAACCGCCTCGACCCCGATGGCCTCGAGCCCTGCATCGGTAATGACCAGCGTGGTGCCGTGACCGTCGCCGGTCTTGCGCCACGTGGGTTCGCCTTTTCGGATATCGGCCTCGTCCAACAGGCCGCGTTTGATCAGCGGCACGATCACCTTGTTGGCGGCCCCGCCGCGCAGGCGGTCCGGCAGCGGCAGGGCAATGCGGTCCTCCTGCTGGGAGGCGCGCGACAGAATAAGGGTTTGGGTTTCGCTGAGTTTGGTCATTGGATGGTTTCCTTGGGTGGGGACAGAAACGGCGCGATGTTCAGGATCGGGCGAGGGTCGATGCCCACCAGTTCGCAGGCCATGGCAAGCGAAGGGCAGACGCGAGGATCACCGGATTCAGTGAGGCCGTAGACGAAGAAATCCCAGCCGTAACTCTCGCGGTTGGCCCAGATCTGGGTCGTGGAAATATCGGCATCAAAGATCAGAAACATCGCTTTCGTCTCCGTGGTTTGAGGCGCGATTATCGAGCCCCTTCTACCACCCCAAGCCCCGCGCATGGCGGGGCGGGCAGGAAAGCGGGCGGCAATTTACGCGTATTCGCCCTCTTGGAAGGCGCGGTCGCAGATCTCGCGCAGGTTCTTTGAAATATCGGCCAGATCGCCCACATGCCCCCGGTGGATGTCGTCGGGGCTGGCTTCAAAATGCGCGTCGCTCAGCACCTGCAGGCGGGCGAACATGGTGTCGATCTCGGCCTTGCGGGCCGTGAAGGCGGCAAGGGCTTTGTCATTGCTGCGGGTCATCATTTTGCCTCCCGTGCGGCGGCCAGCCCTGCGGCGTAGGCGGCTTCGAGAGCGGCTTGGACGCCCCGGACCGAAACCTCGTGGAAGTCGAGGCTGTCGCTTTTGCGCTCCTCCAGCGTCTCGATAAAGAGGTGCTTTTCGGCAATGCCGGCCAGCAGGTCGGTAGGGGCGGTTTGGGTGGTTTTGCTTGTCATGGTCTGGCTCCTTTTGTGTAATCAGAATCGCTCTTTTCCGGATGATTATCCAGTAAAATAGCAGCAATATCATTGCGTTGATCGGAAAGTGGGGATTGTAAATGGCCGCTGCCACACAGCCTTTGGCCGTGATCGCAAAGCTTCTGGACCTGTCCGAACGGCGGGTGCAGCAACTGAGCCGTGAAGGCATCATTCCCAAGGCAACGCGCGGACAATATGACCTGATCGGTTCGGTGCGCGGCTATGTGCAGTATTTGCGCGATCAGGCCGTGAGCGCGCAGGCAGGTGCACCCGATTATGCCGCCGAGCGGGCGCGTTACATTCGGGCCCGCGCCGATCTGGTGGAAATGGAGGCCGCGCAGCGACGCGGCGCATTGATCGCCGTGGAGGATATCGAGGCGGCCTGGATCAAGGTGCTGGCGCTGCTGCGCACGCGGGTTCTGGCGGTGCCGGACCGTCTGGCTCCGGAGGTTTATGCCGCAGGCAGCCTGGCCGATACCCGCAACCTTCTCGGCAAAAGCTTGCGCGCGGCCCTTGAGGATTTAGCCAACAGCGATGTGCAACCGGAAAGAAATGCCGCCCCTGAGGATATCGGGCTCATTGATCCTGAGCCGGACAGTGAAACGGGCGCTGGAAGTGCTGCGTCCGCCACCGGAACTGACGATCAGTGACTGGGCGGATCAAAACCGGCGGCTGAGTTCGGAGGCCAGCTCTGAGCCCGGCCAGTGGCGCACCAGTCGGGCGGAATACCAGCGCGGGATCATGGAGACGATTTCCGATGCGGGTGTGGAGAGCGTGGTCATCATGTCCTCCAGTCAGGTGGGCAAGACCGAGATGTTGAACAATTCCGTCGCCTACCACATTGATCAGGATCCGGCTCCGATCATGGTGGTGATGCCGACCGAGCGGGATGCGGAAACTTGGTCGAAAGACCGGTTTTCACCAATGGCGCGCGACACCCCATGTTTGACCGGCAAGATCACCGATCCAAAATCGCGCGATGGTAACAACAAGATCCTGCACAAGCGCTTTCCGGGCGGGCACCTGACCATCGTCGGGGCAAACGCGCCCTCGGGGCTGGCCAGTCGCCCGATCCGGCTGCTGATGTGCGACGAGGTCGATCGCTATCCGTTCAGCGCCGGGGCCGAGGGGGACCCGGTCAATCTGGCGAAAAAACGCACAGTGACGTTCTGGAACCGCAAAATCGTGCTGGTGTCAACGCCCACCAACAAGGGCGCCAGCCGCATCGAGGCGGCTTATGAGGAAAGCGACCAGCGGCAATATTGGGTGCCGTGCCTGGAATGTGGCACGGAGCAGGTGCTGACCTGGCCGCAGGTCAAGTGGGACAAGGCGGCGGGCGGTGCGCATCAGCCCGAAACGGCGAAGTATCATTGTGTCCACTGTAATGTAGCATGGACTGACGAGACCCGTTGGGCAGCAATCAGCAAAGGCCACTGGCAGGCGAAAGAACAGTTTACCGGTATTGCGGGCTTCCATCTGAATGAGATTTATTCACCGTGGATCCGGCTCGAGGCAATGGCAAAAGCATTCCTGTCGGCCCGTGCCGGGGGTGACGACACGATGAAAACATTCATCAACACTTCGCTTGGCGAAACCTGGGTGGAGAGCGGCGAAGCGCCGGATTGGCAACGGCTTCTGGACCGCAAGGAAGACTGGGCTGCAGGCACTGTGCCCGCGAATGCCCTGTTTCTGACCGCCGGCGCCGATGTGCAGAAAGACCGGATCGAGGTCGATGTCTGGGCCTGGGGTCGCGGGTTGGAAAGCTGGCTGATCGACCACATTGTTATCGAAGGCGGTCCGGGCTCGGAAGCTTGCTGGAACGGGCTGACGGAATTGCTGGGTAGGACCTGGCAACATGCCAATGGCAGCCAGATGACCATCGCGCGCCTCGCAATTGACACCGGTTATGAAACTCCCGCGGTTTACGGATGGGCCCGCAAAGTCGGCTTTGGCCAGGTGGCCCCGGTCAAGGGTGTTGAAGGCTTCAACCGGGCAAGTCCAGTGTCTGGGCCAACATTCGTGGACGCGACGATCGCAGGTAAACGCCTGCGCCGCGGGGCAAGGCTTTGGACGGTCGCGGTGTCGACCTTCAAATCCGAGACCTACCGGTTTTTGCGCCTGGAACGGCCAACGCCGGAGGAACTGATGGCCGGAATGGATTATCCGCCCGGAACCCTGCACCTGCCGGGCTGGATCGATAGCGAATGGCTGAAGCAGCTGGTCGCCGAGCAATTGGTGACGGTGAGGAACAAGCGCGGTTTCGCCCGGCTCGAATGGCAGAAACTGCGCGAACGCAACGAGGCGCTCGATTGCCGGGGCTATGCCCGTGCGGCGGCGTGGATCCTCGGAGCCGACCGCTGGTCGAACAAACAATGGGATGAGCTGGAGCGGCAGGTGGCGGCTCCCGGTGCCGAGGTCGGCGCAGGCTCGGTGAAAGCCGCGCGCCAAAGCCGCAGTGGTCGCACCACCCGTCCCGCAAACCAGCGCCGTTCCGTGCGCTCGAATTACATGAGGTGATCCTTAATTGTTCCAAACACGCTTGCCGTTGCGATGGCTCTGGAGCGGCCCGCGTCGCCGAGCCGCAAAACCTTCGATTATCATCCGGACGCTGCGTTCATCAATATCGTCCGGATCGTAGGAACGGCCATACCAGGTAAGCATCCGGTCGTGATCCTCGTGGCGAGGATCCATTACCGCATCAATGAACTCTTCATAGCCCATGCTGCTGCCTACATCTTCGGGAGGACAGCGGCGGGCGCCCCCGGCAAAAACAGGATAATCGGTGTCTGCTTTACCGTCCCGGACATCCTCGACGATAATGTCGTGGCACCAGTAGTCGCCGAAATCGTAAATGTAGACGAAGTGATCAAAGCCCCGTTCAAGGAGGGTTTTCAGGCGGATCGATTTTGCCTTGTAAACCCGGCGTTCCTCGAAACTGTCGTCTGGAAAGGGATCGCCATAGACCTTTTCGCCGACATTGAACTCAAATAAATGCGCGTCATGCCAACCCATCACGACCTGAATGATGTCGTGCAGCGCCATCAGGGTCGAAGATAATGGCACATCGACTTGTCGCCAGATCGCCGGCTCAATTCCCTGCAATTCGATCCGGATGCGCGCGATAGGTTCTATCATGGCGTTTACGTTCTCCTGTGCCAACATCCTCGGAATTCTAGCGGAAATATCCATGAAAACAATCACTGATCTTCAAACCCGCCGCGAGGCGCTGGCGGCGTCGCGCTCCAGCGGGGTGGCCCGGGTCAGCTATGACGGCAAGACGGTGGAGTATCGCAGCCTCGCAGAAATCGACCGCGCCATCGATGTGCTGGACCGTGAAATCGCCGCTTTGGAAGGGCGCAGGGTGATCCGGCAGGTGCGCGTGACCACAAGCAAGGGATTGTAATGGGTTTGTTCAACGCGTTTCGCCGCCAACCCACCGGCGGCCCTGCTGCCGTGCGCGCCCGTCTCGAAGGGGCCATGTCTCGCCGTCGCCTGCGGGGCTGGCAGCCACCGCTCGAAAACATCAACTCGCTGGTGGCCTCGGGCGGGCCAAGACTTCTGGCGCGCTCGCGCGAGTTGGTAGTGACCAACGGCTATGCCGCCAATGCCTGCGAGGCTTACGCCGCCAATCTGGTCGGCGACGGCATCAAACCCTCATCCCTGATCGAGGACGGGGAACTCCGGGACCGGGTTCAACGCCTGTGGCTCGCCTGGACTGATCAGGCTGATGCCGACGGGCTGACGGATTTCTACGGGCTGCAAGCAATGATTGCGCGGGAGATGTTCGTGGCTGGCGAATGTTTCGTGCGCATCCGGCCGCGTCGTTCTGAGGACGGGTTGCTGGTGCCAATGCAGTTGCAACTGCTGCAATCGGAAATGCTCCCCTTCGAGAAAACCGAAACCGCCCCCAACGGCAACCGTATCCGCTGCGGTATAGAGTTCGATCTGATCGGACGGCGCGTGGCCTATCACTTCCGCCGCCGTCATCCCGGCGACAGCACGGACCGGCGGGACGTCATTCCGGACACAACG